GCAGCAGCGCATCCCTGCGGACGAAACATTCTCGTCTGATGCCGACAATCAACCGGTCGGCAATGGACAGTCGATCACAGCACGCTTTCGCGTCATCAAAGCTGGTGTTGTCACTGTCTCATCAGCAGCAGAGATCAATCCATCCACGACAGGAACAACGGCCTATCCCGCCCGAGTGGATGTGTCCAACAACTGGGACTGGACTTCATCTGTGGTTGACCCTGGGCCCCGCTATCCCAGCGGCACCAGCAGGGGGCATCTCCATCGCTGCGCCGTGGCTGATTTCACACTAAACAAGCCGGCCAGGGTGATCGAGATCGGTCTGCGCAGCACGGTGGGCATTCGAGGCAGCGGCTTTGCCAACCTCAGGCAGGCGCCAACGCTGACCGAGATCAACCGCCTGGCCGGCGGTGAACGAGAAGGGCAGACGCTGGGGTCAGGAAGCAAGATCGGTATCGCTGTCTATCAAGGTGGCGCCAGAAGTTTTGTAGAAGAGCGCTATTCCTTCATTCGTATCAGCTACCGGCCCGAGGGTGCCGCCACATTTGTGGAGCTGCCCTCCATTTACGGCGTGCGCGGGCTGACCCAGCAGGCGCAGTACAACAGCGTGCAGCTGGAGCTTCCTGCTGGCAGCCGTTGCGCACAGGTACGGCTTGAACCGCTCAGTGGCTGGGAGATCCGCTCGGGCACCGCTGCTGGTCAGCTGGTGGTGCTCGATAGCCGCACGGCCAGCCTGCAGACCGTGGTGGATGGCGCCTGCACCGTTCGCTATGCCGGTGAGGCCCCCTTCACCAGATCGGCCGATCGCTTCGCGTTGAAGTCGATTGAGCCTGAACAGGATCTGGGCCTTGGCTGGACCGATGGCACGGCAATGACCGACCCCTGGGGGAAGGTGGCGGAAGCATTTGTCTACGAGGAGATCCAGAGCACGGCCAGCCAACGGCCTGAGCACGAAATCGCCTACATCAACATCATCCAGACCAACGCCACCACACCTACCTACGACGGCATTGCCGGGGTGGGCATGAACATCCGCTCAGCCCTGGAGCTTCAGAGCGTCAACCAGCTGTCAGCGCAGGTGATTGGCGGCCACATTTGTTCCCGCTACATCGAGGCCAACCAAGGACCGACCCATCTGCTGCCAGACATCTTCACCCGGCTGGCGCTGAGCCCTGTCTTTGGCGCCGGGCAGGACGTGAGCGCCGAGCAGATCAATGCCGCCAGCTTCCTGGCGTCGGCGCAGTGGTGTTTCGACCGTCGCTACTTCTTCGATGGCACCCTGCCTCAGCCGGAAAACCTGCGGCAGTGGGCGGCCGATCAGGCGGGGCAGCATCTGCTGGCCTTCTATGAGCTCAATGGGCAGTTCTATTTCAAGCCGGCGCTGAGCTTCGATCCGGTGCCGATCGTTGACCTGTTCACCGCTGCCAACATCAAGAAGGGAACCTTCCAGAGCACCACCAGCGACGACGACCAGCGCCGCCCGATCCAGGTGAGCGGCCTGTATCGGGAGGAGCGCAGCAACAACGACCTGCTCTCTCCCGGTGTGTTCTCGACCGTGCGGGAGATCACGATCCGCGAGGCCTCGGCCAGCGACAGCGATCCAGTGGAACAGCTGGACATGAAGGCCAGCTGCACCAACCGCTGGCATTTGATTGATGCGGCCAAGTATTTGATTCGCTGGCGACGGCTGGTGGGCGATCCGATCAGCTTTGAGACCACCTATGCCGGCATGCTGCGGCCGATCGCGCCGGAGGACCACATCGCCGTGGCCTACGACGAAACGCTTGAAGACCTCTACAGCAACGGCGCCGTGCTGGCCGATGGCACCCTGGTTGCCTCTGAGCCTCTGGCCGATGGCACCTATGAGGTGCTGGCCTGGAATGGCACCACCCCGCCGGGCCCCACGATTCAGTCGCTGGTGGTCAGCGGCGGCGGCACCAGGGGCAACCTGTTGGGCTCACAGTGGACCCGCCTCGCCGCGCCCCAGGTGCGCACCTACCGGGCGATGCGCGTCAACCCCACAGATGACGGCCGCCAGAAGATCGAGGCTGTGTTGATGCCAACCGCTGCCGATGGCCGCCTGCTGCTTTCCCTAGATTGGGATGAGCCCACCGCCTGGGTGATCCGCGGCTGATGGCGATCCTCTTCCCCAGCATCGAGCCGACCAGATTCGCGTTCGTGATGCCCCGCCACCCGATTACCAGCGCGGTGTCGGAGGCCGGGATCGAGGATCAGCGGCTGTGGGGCACGGTGGCTGTCAACGGGGCTCTGGAGCTGGAGTTCGGGAACATCCGCACCTCACAGGCAACGGAGATCCTCCGCACTTTCCATCAGAGCTACTCCGGCCTGCTGGAGCTGGAGCTGCCCAGCATCCTGTTTGCGGGGGTGACGGCAGCTGACAAGACCTTCATCGAATCGGTCACAACCGGCGCCGGCCTGCGCTGGTTCTGGCCCCTCGGCCAGGGCGCCCCCACCCCCAGAAGCTCGCTCACCTACCGCCACCGCTGCACACTGCCGGTGCAGCTGCAGGCCCGGCTGCAGAACAGCCCCTAGACCCTGGCCCGATCCCCCTGCCTAGCCTTCTGATGTGGCTATGAGCTGAATCAGGGATGGGAGTCAGAAATACCACCCAGAGCGACGTGTACTGGAATGGCTCGCTGGTGGGCAAGATCACGAACATCAGCGTCTCCGTCTCTCGCGACAGCCTCCCCACCACCGGCGTGGGACAGGTGGCCACGACCAGCACCAAGGGGATGCGCGAATCGCAAATCACCTGCACCCTGCTCTACGACCCGGACAACGCCCCTGCGGTCGCGATGGCGAACAGCATCTGGGACGACACCGACGACGTCGACACCCTGCGGATCGTGACCCGTCGTGGCTCCACACGCGGCGACTTCACCATGAATGTCCTCAGCGCCTCCCTCGGCGCCACGGTGCCGGTGCGGGAGCTGATCTCCTGCACGATGACTCTCACCGTCCAAGGCGATATGAGCGGCCGGTTCTGAGCCATGGCGATCGATGGCGAGATCGGCACCCTCACCCTCAGCCGCAGCTGGCCGCGGCCGGTGGTGCTCACCGATGATCTGCTCGATGCCCCCGGCAGCGTGGTGCGGTTACGACTGGAAGAGCCCTGTTTCCTGAACGGCGATCAGGTGCTGCTCACCGCTCCCTTGGGCGTGCCGTTCGATGTGCTCGGCACCGGTTACGCCAACTGCCCCGACGGCCACAGCTTCTGGGGGGATGCCGCCAGCAGCGGGCCGGCCACCCTCCACCGCGTCGGCGCCGATGCGCCCTTTTGGGGCCCGGACGACAACGCCACGTTCTGGGAGCACCCCGGCACCGTCGGCTTAACCCAGCAGGCCACCGTCTACATCCACCAGGATGCCCTGGAGCGCGCCACCTTCTACAGCCTCGAGGTGGGTGCGGTGAACGGCGGCGAGCTCAGCCGCCTGCCCCTCCGCCTGGTGGGATTCGATCGGCTCATCCTCAGCGTGGCCAGTGATCGCGCCGGCTATGCCGAGGCCCTGCTGGCCCTGGCCCTCACCATCCCCCGCCCTGAGGAAGCTGAGGCGGCGTTGGAGGACATCGTGCCGGCCCTGCCGCCTGTGATCCGGGACGCAGGGGCCGAGGCGGATGAGCGGGGCTGGAAGCGGCAGGCGGATCTATCTGGCTGGGAGGTGGAGACCGACACCACCGCCCTCGACCAGGGGGCGATCGGCGAGGCCTTTGGGGCCGTGCTCGCCGGCCAGGTGCGGGGAGCCGGGAGCTTCTCCGGAGAGATCAGCAACATCTATGCCCCTGGCGTCAGCCCCAGCTCCGCCATGCTCCGCCTCGACATGCTCACCAAGAAGGGGGGCACCGGCACCATCCGCCTGCTGGTGGCCGACGGGCCCCGGGGCCACTCCAACGGCCACGGCTTCATCCGTGAGGAGTGCCTCTTCTATGAGCTGGACATCCTCCTGACCAACGTGCGCCTCTCCACCCAGGCCGGCGAAACCAAGAAGATCC